CCATGCGCTGGCCCAAGGCCGCCGTGCCCGCCTGAAGGAAGTCGGTCGGGGTGAAGGGACTGAGCACACGGTTCTGCACGTCGAAGCGCCAGATTTGGTTCACGGCGCTCGCGGTGTAGATGTTCATGTAGAACATGCGGCCTTCGTTGTCGCAGGGCGCGTAGGCCCCCGACGTGCCAACCGTCAAGGCAACCGCGCCGTCATAGGTGATGGCGCCCGTCCATGTCCCGGTAATCGTCGCCGCGATGTCCAGCACGTCCAGCGTCACCGCACCGCCACGGAAAAAGTAACAGAACGAATGGCGTGCGTTATGGCCTGTGTCGGGCTGAATGCCGAAGCTTGGTGCCCACATGCCACCCGACGCATTCGCCGCCGGGGCCGCGCCGAAATAGGTCGTGGACCACGCATTCGACGCAATGTTGTTCGTGCCATTGTTCACCGTCGCGTCACCGTAGTTGTAGGTATAGACGGTGGTGGTGGCGCTGGAACGCACCAGCATGAGGTTCGGCAGTTCAATCACGAACTTGGCACTGGTCGAAGGCGTCGTGGTCCAGTTGGTGCCGAGCGTATAGACCGCGCTGGGGCCTGCCGTGTGGCTGGCGATAATGCGCCGCTGTCCGACCGAGGCAGGTGTGGTCGTATCTTCGACAATGCGGATTTGGAAGTTGCGGTATTCGTTGGCGGCAACAACCGCGTCACCCAATGTCGCCTGGCCTGTCAGGGTTCCCGCTGCCGAGCCGGTGGCCGTCAGGGCATAGCGCGAGACAACGCCCGTGTCATAGTTATACGCGCCCTTCACCATGCCGTCGCCGGGGGAGTTGTCGTAGGGCGTATACTGTTCGTCCAGCACCATGATGGAACTGTCGGTGCCGATGGTGGCGGGCAAGCCGGTCGTCGAAAGGCCGGTTGAGAGCGTGTTCGACGCAACCTCGAACGAGCGCCAGATATTCGACGCTGTAGTGCCCGCACCCAGCATGAACACGCGACCGCCGATAATCTCGTAGCGCGCGCCTGTGGCAGGCGTAGAGCCAAAGCTGCTGGCAACGTCGATGACCGGCGTCGTGCCGGCGCTGTTGCCGACGATATAGCGTTCAGCAGTCTTGCCAGCCGTCGTGTCGATAATGCGCAGCTTGAAGCCGTATTCACCCGAGCCGCCGCGATTGGCCAGCATGTTGAGGCCAACGGCAGTAGGCAGTGCAGTCGAGAGCGTGACCCGCGTCGTGGTCGCACCCGCCGCAATCGTGCCGACAAGGCCTAGGGACGGGGCAAAGGCCATGGCCGCGCCCGCGCCAAACGTACCGGCCAAGGCAGGCGACTGCACGAACGACCAGCCCTTGGTCACGATATTGTAGCGGTTCAGGACCGTGTTGGATGCAAGCTGATAGACAAACGGATTGCGGCTTACGTCCGAGCGCATGTCCGACGCAAAGCAAGTCGCTGCCGCATGCGCGTTGGGTGCAGGCGCAATCTGCGCCCACATGAGCCGGTCAATGACTTTCTTGAAGTTGTTGGCCATTAGCTAATCCTGCTTCGCACGCAATCGGACCAAGCAGACAGGTTCGCGCCATACACCTGAATGCGGCCCTGAAGCGTGTCGATGGTGCTTAAGTTGGTGACGGTCGAGCACGTCGTGACCGTGGTAACCGTGGTGACGGTGCCAGATTCCAGAATGACCGTGCCGCGCTGGCGCTGCTGCGAGCGGTCATAGCCCTGCGGGGCGTTCAGCGCATTGATGATGCGGGAAAGCTGAAGATGGTTTTCCTCGTCGTGTATCTTCAGCGCATTGTCGATAATCGTGACGCCTTCGACCGCAATCGGCAACGGATTGGCACTGCTAACGTCCGCCGCCGCGCCGTCCGCCCCGGCTGCAATCTTGACGCGCTGGTAAAGCACGCCGCCGATATCGTCGGCAGCTACGGTCGCGCCCGAGCCGGGCGTATATCCTACGTTGTCAGCCATCAGGCATTCCCGTCTGTGAGCGTGAAGGTGTTGATGGTGAAGGACTGCCCCGCCGTGAATGACGCGCTGCTGACTTCCATGTCCCCACCGCCACCCGTCGCCGTGACCGTGCCTTGCAGGTGGCAAGTCGTGCCAAGGCTGTCGTAAAGCCGGAAATGCGCCGCCGTGCCCGTGTTGTTGGCTGACAGGTCTTGCCAGCTTCCGGCCAAGGCTTTCGTGCCGCTAGACGCATTGGCCATCCAGTCACTGGGCAGTGTCAGTTCAGCCAGGATGGTCCCGCTGTCAGCGGTTCCGCAGTTGGCAGGGGCAGCGCCCGTGCGGATGCGGATGATGGCACTGGTCCCCACCGTGGTTTCAATCGCGTCGAGGCGCGCATTGCGCACCGCTGTCGATAGCTGAATGGCCATTAGTTGATTGACCCCGTCACAATTTCCACTCGCTTCTCACCCGTGCGCGGGTCCTTGACCAAACGCTTCGGCGCGGCCATGACACCGGCCACCTGCGCAATCGCCTGCGCTGCCTGCCCGATACCGTCCGCCGCTTGGGCCATGACCTGTGCGTTCTGCGCCATGACTTCCGCCGTCTGCGCCTGCACCGCGATAATGGCCTGTGCCGTCTGCTGCTGTGCCGCCACCATGGCTTCCTCGCCCGGTGTCAGGTAGCTGATTTCAGGCCCCCCCATGTCGTCGCCTTCCATGGGTTCTGCCGTGGCACGGGCGCGAATGCTGGACTTCATGCTGGCCTCGCGCATGGTGTTGACGTGGCCTTGCCGGTCGGACACGAACTTGAACTGCGCCAACTGCATGTCGCGCTGGTGCTTCATGTCTTCGGCTTGCTGCTGGCGGACCATTTGCTGCTGCTGGGCTTCGGCGTCCATGGCCATTTGTTCCCGCTTGGCCATGAGGATGAGCGCCTGCTTTTCCTTTTCCGCCTCAATCTGCACCATGGCGGGGTTGGGCTGCTGCTGGGCCATTTGCGCCTGCTGTTCCTGCGCCTGCTTCAGCTTGTCCAGAAGCAAGCGCTTCTTGGGCAGGCTCGAGGCTTCAATCAGCACGTCGGGCGGAATCGGCATGCCCGCTTGCACCAGTTCGGCCAAACGCTGGAACTGCTCTTCCTGAATGACTGCCGTGTCCGGGGTGCTATCGATGACAATGTCCACATCCATGTCGGCGGGTGCGTTCTGCATCTGCATGGCAGGCTGTCCCGTCATCGGGTCAATCTGCGGCATGCCCGTCATGGGGTCCATGGCAGGCTGGGGCACGTTCAAGCCCACGAAGCGCGGGGCATTCTCGTCGTCCGTGACCCGTATCCACTTCGGCTCGTTCCAAAACTGCTTGATGGCGTCCCAGAAGGCCCGATAGCACCGCAGCGTCCAGTCGTCAAACTGCGCCAAGAGCGGGGCCTGTTCGGTGAGACCAGCCTGCTGTTCGGCCAGAATGGCGCGGCCCGATTGGCTCGCCCCCTGCCGACCGACAATGCCAGGCGTCGGGCTTTGGCGGCGCATTTCTTCCTTGGCGTCCCGCAAGAGTTCCAGATGACCGGGAGCCAAGTTCCGGTCGCCCAGCTCTTCAATCTGACCCTCGCGCGCTTCGATAATCCCGTCCGGCTTCGCCCACTGCTGCCTGACCGTATCAATGTCGATGACGCCGGGGTCAACCCTGAGCTTGGCCACGTTCAGGATATGCACGGCCTTGCTTCGCGCCTTGTTGATGGCGTCCTGCGGCCCGAGCATGTCGCGCACGATGCCATAGCGGCAGTTGTCGATGTCGACGTAAGCCGACTGCGCAAGGATGGCACAGCGCGGGCGTCCGGTCTTGCTGTCCAAGAACGGGCTTGGGCCGCTTTCCAGAATGCCGCCCGAGACGAAGACGCACTTCTCCCAATCGCCGCCTTTGCGCTTGTACATCTCAAAGCACATGATGCGGCGCGCTCGGCTGTCCACCCACGCCCAGCCGTCTTTCGGTCGGTCGCGGTAGGTGTCGGAAGCACTCTGGTCGTAATTGAACGATGTGCGGATGGTTTCGGCTTGGTCAGGGTAGAGGTCGATGATGTCCTGCTCATCCATCCACTTCGCGATGCCCATGTACCTTGCGTCACCAAAGTCCGTGTCGCGGCTGTACGGGTCATAGAAGAACTCTTCAGGCCGGATGCGGCGCAGGCCAATCTCAGCCCCTTCCGCCATTTCCGTCACGCCCGCGCAAATGCCCCAGACCAGAAAGTCCTTCAGGCAATCGCGGCGCTTTGATTGGAACCGCGTCACGTCCGCCACATAGCGCAGCCCGTCCGTGGCGACTTCGGCACTATCTTGGTCCTTCGGTGTGCGGCCCCACCCCTTCGGGTCGGTTCTTCCGCGTTCCACAATGCCGATGATGGCGTTGACCGCAGGCTTCACATGATTGAACGCAAGGGCGGGCTGGCCACGCGCCTCGAGCGTGCGGCGTTCGGCGTCGGTCCACTGGATGCCGTCATAGTAGTTCTGCCAGACCTGAGCGTCCCGGCGCGCGCGGTCCAGCATATCCATGGCGACCGTGGCTTTGCGCTTCAGGTCGGCCAGATAGGC